ACTGCAAGTTCTGCTGTGTGAGTTGCTTGAATAATTTTTAATTTAGGATCATTACCAATCATCCATGCAGGTAAAAAGTAAGAAGCAAATTCTGATTTAGTATGCCTTGGTGGCATATTAATAATTAATCTTTTTAATTCTCCTGATCTTAATCTATTAAATTTATCTGCAATAGTTTTGTGGTGGGAGCCTTCAATAAAATCTGGCCAAATATATTTTACAAATGTTAGAAAATCAGAACGAATATTTTTGTCTGTATTCTTTTTAATAGACATTAGAAAATTTAATTTAACTTTTTTTCTAACTTCAGGGTCTTTAATATTATTTATATTTCTAAGTTTTTTTAAATTTTCTTTATCAAGCATAATATAATTATGGTACCTAAATTGTTTTTAACACCCCCTGGGGTATAAATCCATAGGTAATTTTATAACACCTAGGGTCCCCTTATATGGTACCTTAAATATTTTTTACCCCTCCCCCCTACTTAGAATAAAAGTAATTTAGAACTCAAAATGAATTTATTAACTATAACTATGTAAATCTTAGACTAAAGGGTATGTTAGGATCCCTATATTTTGTTTTACCCCCTCCCCCCTACTTAGAATAAAAGTAAATCGTAAACCCATTGGGACCTCTATGATAAGGGTGGGCCCCGCCCACATGTATATATTATCGGTAAGGGTGGGCCCCGCCCACATGTATTTAGTAGTGATAAATATATCACAGAATATCCTATTGAATTGTAATACAAATATCTTTTAGATTGTGGCAACATTATGTCCTGTAACTATATACATAATATCCCAGATAATAGTACAATAGAAACATAACAACGAAAGAAACAATATGGAAAAGAAACCAAATACAATAACGGTAGAACAAAAGAATCTATACGGAAATGATTTGTTTTACCCTTCTTGTGAGAAAGCTAAGATCTTTGCTAGTATTGCTAATACTAAAACATTAAGAGTTAGCGATATTTTATTGATAAAAAAACTTGGTTATGATTTTGAAATATTAAACAGAACAATATAGTGTTTGATATTGATATCAACATAACAGAAGCCCTTGCTCAACATTTGGTTGAGCAAGGTATAACCACAAAAGAAAGTTATTATATTTCTTTTGTTAAAACAAAAACCGATAATATGATTTCTGATATTATTGGAACTAACGAAAAGGATGCGTACCTATATGTATGAAACAATAACAGAACTTTATGACTTCTTTATAACCTTTGCTTCGTTGTCCTTGTTGCTTGTTGCTTTATTCTATTGGATAATTTTATCAATAGATAAGAAACAACAAAAGGACTTTGATACAAAGTATAGAGAAACACGGAACAACAACGAAAGGAAGTAAATGACAAAAAAAGAAGCTTATGAAGCTTGGGAACAGTGGCTGGAAAAATGTCCCGTTTGGTTTTTAAAGTTAAGAACTCCAACGGTAGATCTTGAAACTGTTCAATTTGATTTTGACCAATACGAAGACACAAAGGAGGTTGAATAATGAAAACGTTTAAATTAACATACGACGAGAGCATCACGTATGAAAAAATAATAGAAGCTAAAACACTAGAAGAGGCGAGAGAAGCGTTAGCCCTTGAGGTAGTTGATTTATCTACTTGGCAAGTCAAAGACGCTGAAAGTCAATATAACAACATAGAAGAAATTATATAACTAAGAACCATGAACCAGGGCTTTTGCCCTGGTTCTTTTTTTCTTTTTTTTAGGGTGGGTCCCGCCCACAGGTGTTTAGTGTGCCATGGGTGGGTCCCGCCCACAGGTGTTTAGTGTGCCATGGGTGGGTCCCGCCCACAGGTGTTTAGTGGACCTGCGACAATATGTCGCATTGACTTAAGCAAATAACTTGATCCACGAATCAGGGCCCAGGAATAAATTTAGTTGTTGCCTTCTGGGATATGATGGGATACTATTTTAAATAACAACGGAGAAAATATGAAAGCTAAACACGTAATAAAATGGAATGATAAAGAATATAAAATTCCATTCGATCTAAATCTAGAAATAGACAAGGGTCAAGAAATAGCAATAAGCAATAGATTCAGTGGCGAAGTGGCTACTGTTCCCTGGTTTGCTGCTGCTGTTTATGATTTAATTAATGGTTGCGAAGTTTTTCAAGATTGGAAAACTCACCGCCAGGGCCTTGATTGGTTTGCAAAAAATTTTCCTAAACAATATATGACTTTACTAGATTGATTATGGAACAATTAAAAAAACTAGGGTTTAAAAAAATACCTACTGAAAAAGGGTTTCATATGTATGAATTGACGCCTGCAAGATTAAACAGCTTTGATTCAAATTTCAGGGCGCAGGCTCCAATAAAGAAAAAAGTTAAAAAATAATGGATAAGCATCAATTAAAAGAAATTACAGGAGGGCTTAGCAAGCCCTCCAAGATGCCTGGTTTTAGTTATAACTTACCGGCAACTAAATGTATTACAGGCGCTAAGCTTGTAAAAATTCCCGGATCAGTATGTTCGGGCTGTTATGCATTGAAGGGCCGCTATCGATTCCCTAACGTAAAAGATGCAATGCAACGTCGATTAGATTCTATTAACCATCCCCTATGGATCAAGGCCATGGCTACAAGCATTATTGAAACAAAGACCGGCTTTTTTAGATGGCACGATTCCGGAGATCTACAATCACTTGATCATTTAAAGAAAATTTTTGAGGTGTGTAAATTAACGCCTGGAATTCAACATTGGTTACCCACAAGGGAAGCTTCAATTATTAGTTGCATACAAGCGGATGAAGTACCCGCAAATTTAATTATACGACTTTCTGCCCATAAAGTAGATGGCAAGGCCGCAACATTTTGGCCCTGGACGTCTACCGTTGTTACGTCAGAAAAAACATGCCCGGCGGCTGAACAAGATAATAAGTGTAAAGATTGCCGGGCGTGTTGGGACCGTACAATTCCAAACGTTGCTTACGGTAAACATTAACATGATAAGCCGATCCGAATCTAGAAGGCGTGCGATAAGTGGCGAAAGCGAAAGCTGGGAACCGGTGCACGACGGTTTATCACCAAGTAACAAGCAGCAAGCGGTGGGCCCCGCCCGCAAGTGTTTGTTGGGGTGGGCCCCGCCCACAGGTGTGTGTTGCCTGCGACACTATGTCGCATTGACAAAACAAAATTGCAACAGCTCGCAAGCGCCTTGATTCTTGAATAAATAATCATTGACCAAGGAACATGGCTAGGATATTCTGGGATGAGTAACAACTAATGGAGTAAATATGGTTAACTCAAGATACGAGCTTACTCTTATCGAAGAAGGTTTTGATAAGGATGGCAAGCTCGAGCACAGACGTGAAACAAAATATAACCCAGATGAAGTACATAAACTTCGTATGGGTCTTGATCAAGACATCGTTAACTTTTTTGAAGAGCAGGAGGAGGAACACCTGTTTTTCACACACCTATACAATGCAGCAATGCGTGAGTACACTACGCCCAAGTTCGAAGTGCAGCCAGTCACGTACGAATGCTCAAAGTGTGGGTATGACGACCTTCCGGATGATAAAGTAGATTGTCCAAAGTGTAAGTAGTTCAAGCGGCGCCAGCTCCAAGCTGGCGCCAAGATCCAATAATATTTAAAACAAGTCGCAAGCAAGCACAGGCAGCAAACACAAGCCGCAAGCAAGCGTTGGGGTGGGACCCGCCCACAAGTGTTAGTGCGACATTATGTCACATTGACAAGATGTTCTTGGACCTTGGTCCAACCTTCGGCAATAGCTGTGCAAGGAACACGCTCATGAAGTTCAAGGATCTTGGATCCTTCATAAAGTTTTACGGTACAAGGACCGAGGGCCTTTTGCAGGATGAAAGTATTATTAGGATGACGGACATGGAAGCTAATTTGATGCGCTGAGAGGATTGGAAATTCACCTCTTGTCACCTTCAACTCAATGGTAAAAAATTTACCAGATTTGTTATAGCACAAGAGATCTGGAACACCAGCCGAGGCCCAAGACTCAAGTCTTGTAAAGGAAATTTCAGTTATGTTTTTTTTAACTTCGTGCCAAAATTTTGACTCTGGTTTCA